CCTCCGACAAGCAGTGCAAGGCGCCATCGCCAAGCACAAGCACTTCCACCAACACCAAGCGTTCTCAGCGCCGGTCGAAAGGAAAGAAGTCGAAGAAGCCGTCAAAGTCCTCGAAGACATCTTCGGACGAAATCGTAGTGGTCACTGCGGAAGTGCATCCAACACCCCCGCGAAATCCTAGCCATAACAATGACCCGCAGAAAGCCGAATGCCCGTCGCAACCCCGCTCCTCCCCAGCCCGTAAAAAGGGCAAAAGGAAGCGTCGCTCGCCGAAGACGTCAGCCAAAACATCTGGCGCTGTCTAAAGCGGGCCGCGATTTCCTTAAGTGTGCATTTGCTGCTCCGGATTTTAATACTGATCCCGGGCAGGGAATCCCTGACTCTTTCCAAGGTAAGACACTAGTGCGGAAAGATGTCACGACTAGCGCAGTTTCCGCTACTGCTAACCGTGACACCTTTTACCTAATTGCACCTACCCCTGGTGTGTCATACTGGTACACAGACACTGCGCCTGGCTCTATGCCTACATCCGCTAGTTTCTGGAAACCGGTGTACGTACCGGGTTTCGCCACTCTGTTCGGAGCTACCGGAGCCTCTGGGTCCGCCGCTCGCGCTAACGAAGTGTCGATGTATAGGTACGCCTCCATGTGTGTCGGGCTATACCCGACATCGAACCTGATGCAATTTGCAGGTTCGGTTACATCTTGGAAAGTCCCCCTACGCATGCAACAATCGACGTACATCGTCAACGTTGCCACCACCCCCGTTGTTAATATAGCACAACAGGGCTGGATGGTCAACGGTCTCGACGGTACGGCCAAGGTGTCGCCCGACAACTACGCCGGAACGTTCATTGAAGGGCTCTATTCGCAATCTATTTGCAATGAGCCTGAATTTGAATTTTCCCCGGTGTTGGAGGGGTTGTACACCTGCCCCCTTCGCGGGAGTTCAGGCGCGAATCCGGACCAACAGTTCGGTTTGCTCGATGGTGATGTGTTAGGTATGGGGTCTATGGATGCGATTGTCATCCGCGTGTCGTCACCGGCCGCGGCTGTTAACAATTTCATCCTGAAGACCTGGGCGTGCATTGAGTATCGTGTTAACCCGAACTCTGCATTGTATCAGTCAGCTAAGGACTCCCCCCCGTTAGATGAAGTTGCTCTTGCAGCCTATCGCAAGGTAGCAGCCAGTATTCCGGTCGCAGTACCCTACCACCAAAATGCACACTTTTGGGAGAGGGTGCAAAAGGTCCTCGGTGCCTTTCTTCAGGGAGCCTCTCTTGCTCCCGGGCCCGTAGGAGCTTTAGCCACTGGCATCCAAGCAACCACAAAAGCTCTTCAAGCTTTGTGGCTCTGAGCTGGATGATAGACACCTTCTGTGTCGCCGTGAGACTAGC